CTCGCGCCTAACAATCGCCTTGATCTTTGCGTCAAAGAGGCGCACAAGCCTTTTCTTAAAGGCACTGGCGAGCCTCTAATTCGCCTGGAAAAGCACCGTTTCTTGGTCCGTTAAACCATGGCAGAGGAGCAGACCTCCCAGACAGTCGTTAAGCCGGTTCCAGAAGCTCCGGTCGATCCGGATATCGATAGTCTGTTGCAGAATATCCCAGACTTGAAGGCAGTATTCGCCGAAAAACCTGGGGACTCGGAGCAAAAACTGAAAGAAGGCGCACCTGCACCGGAACCGGGGGCGCCAGAGACCGCACCAGAGGTTAAATTTGAAGTTCCGGAGGGGCTTAAGCCGGAGGATGAGGAAAAACCGCCTCCAGAAGAACCGAAAAAAGAGGAACCTGACAAGGTTCAGCGGCGAATTGATGAGCTTACTGCGAAACGAAAAGTCGCCGAGGAACGTGTCAGCGTTCTGGAAACCGAATTAGCCGATCTCAAAAGCAAATTCCAGGCGCCACCGCCAATCGCGCCGACTCCAGCCAATCCGCTGGCCGATATCGATACTGATGAACAATTGGAATCCAAGAAAAAGCTTATTCTGGAAGCCAAAAATTGGTGCATCAGAAATCCTAATGGAGGTCAGGTCTCGGATGGCAAAGGCGGCACGAAGTTTGTGGACGATGCGGCGGTGAGAGAAATCTGGGCTAACGCCGATCAGATGCTCGACGTCGAATTGCCTAAGCGCAAGGAGTTCTTAGCTGCGAGAAAGCTTTTCGTTAACGAGGCCAGGCGCGAATATCCGGCACTCTACAAGCAAGGCAGCGAAGCCTTCACGACAAAAGTGACGTGGCTCAAAGCTTTGCCTGAGTGCGCTAATTTTCCGGATATCGATCTGATCATCGGTGACGCTATTGTCGGTCAGAAATTCCGGCTGGATCGGGCCAAGGCTCGAGCAGGCGGTAACGGTAAAGTCCCTCCTGCCAGTCAGACACCTCTGGCGGCACCTGCGCCGGCGGCCTCTCCACGAGTTCCGCAGAACAAAGCGCTGAGTGGCGAAGCCTTGGCCGCTGCCTTTGCGACGGATCCCAATGCAGCCTTAGACAACTTTGTTGGCGGGCTGATCGACGCTGCCGCTGCTCAACGCGCAAGATAAGAGCAATACTGAAGTGGCCAGTTTAACGGAACCGATCCAAGTCGGCAAACGCGAGGATTTTGCCGATGTGATCGCGATGGTGGATTACAAAGATACTCCTTTTACCTCGATGTGTCCCAAAGGGACAGAGCCAGCGAACAGCTTGTACGACTGGCAGATGGACTCCTACCCTGCTCCAGCCTTAGGTGGTGTGGTTGACGGAGTTGACGTTCAAACCAGTGATTATGTCAATCCGGCGGCCAGGCGGGCCAAGGCGCACGGGCGAATCCAGAAGTTCCGCTCAGCCTTCATGGTGAGCGATCTGGCGCAGAATGTGTCCGAGGTCGCCGGAATTGGCAGACGCGGCGAGATGCAGCGGGCGGTCAAAATGACCATCGTTGCGGTTAAGCGCAATATGGAACTGACCTTTGGCTCTGACCAGGACAGTCAAGCCGATAACGCGACGGTGCCGTACCTGACCAGGTCACTTGGTGCCTGGATCAATGCCGGTGAAGTCACCATCACTGATAGTGCCACTGCTTGTCCCGCGGCGTTCGTGACTCCTGCGACCAGCGTTATAACCAAGACGACTGCCACCACGATTGAAGACGACTTCAACTCGATGATGCAAAGCATCTATGCGCAGACCGGACAGCAGAAGAGCTTCGACCTGCTTTGCGGTACTAACTTGAAGAAACTCTTCTCCTCTTTTGCAGCCTGGGTGCCGAGTGCTGTAACCACGGTGCCGCTGCGGCGTTACAACCAGGACAAAAGCGACAGATCGATTATTAGCAATGTCGATATGTGGGAAGGGGATTTTGGCCGGATAAACCTCGTTTTGAGTTTGTTCCTGGGTGGAACGGGTATTGCCAACGTCATAAACGGACGTGGCTATATGTGCGACTGGGACCAATTCGAACTTCGGTACAATAGGATGCCTGGTTACCAGGAAAACCCGAACCTCGGTGGCGGACCCAGAGGCTACATTGACGCGATTTGCGGCTTGGTAGTCTATAATCCACTTGGGCTTGGTAAAGTGGCACCAACTGCATGATCACTGGATGGGAACAGTTTGCTCAAGACCTCACGCAGGAATTCGGCCCGGACTTCGTCAGAGGGTTCTGCGAATCGATTCTGGATGAGGAGCGGGCGAAGCAAGAACTGGCCTATAGCTCGCAACGGCGTATTGCTGCTGCGAGCGAACGGCTGGAAAACTGTTGGGTAGACGGTCTGGGGCAATGCCATATGCGCCTGGACCCAACCGTCTACTTCTATTGGACGCAGCGCTATGGTCCTCAGATCTGGAGCGACAAAGGCTTCGTTAAATCGCTCAAGCGTGACAACCCTGAGATCGTTCTTAAATCGCGGTCTCGCAAAACGATGGTCGTGCGACCGTGAATCCGCCGACTCCAACTCAACGAATCCTGTACGCTGTTGCGCGGCGGATCGGCCTCGAACCGATTGGCGAGGATGCTAATCTTTCTCAGAGTCAGGCCCGGGAGATCCTGGGCTTCATGGATGAGCGACTTAAAGAAGCATGGGAATCTTACGACTTTGTCGAGACCACCCTGTGCGAGGAACGCGCATTTGCCGACGATTACGATCCAACAATCTGCTACTCTGCAGGTGGCATTGTTTGGGACTGGGGCACCCGATCCTATTACCAGGCATTGGCGCCCACAACTGGTGGCACTTTATCCAATGCCAAAGTCTGGCAACCCAATGTAAATCCGCCTTATCCCAGGATGGTGCCCTGGTGGCAGAACGGTCATACGCGGATCGGCACCTGTTTCACTGCCTGGAACAAAAATCCCTACACTGACCAGAACCGTGTTCCGATCCCGTTTCTGCTCTCCATTAATGGGCTAGAATTCTCTCTGAGCCCGGTCACGGCGACGATCTGGCTGCAGTTCCGCCTCCCCTACCCTGGCATTGCTCTGGATGCCTGGGACGCGTCTGAGACCTATAACACTGGTGACGCTGCCTATTATGGGATGGATACGTACTTGAGCCTGGTGGACGATAACTTAAATCATCAGCCGCCGACAGTCAGCGATTCTTACTGGCAGCAGTTCCGGATCCCGTGGGTGTTCAAGCAATTCGTGACGCTGGCAGCATTCAGCGACACGATGATCCCCAGTGGCCAGAACGAGAAGGTCGCCGATCAGCTCGCACAAGCTTACACGGCGCTTACCCAGGAGTACGACAGGCAAACTATCCAGGCCGGTCAATTCACCGGCTACAGCGCGAGGGTCGTTTAAATGCCATTGACCAAGAAAGGCTCCAAAATCATGGGCGCCATGAAAGACCAATACGGCGAGAAAAAAGGCGAGCAGGTTTTCTATGCCAGCAAAAACGCAGGCAAAATCAAAGGAGTCGAGAAGGCAAAGAAGAAAGGACTGATGAATTGAGGATCGAATGTGGGGCGTTTCTTCTGAGCTTGTCGATGAAGCCTTGCGCGGCGTTGAACGCGTCAGCTCCTGGCCGATCCAGGCACTCAACGTCGCACTGTTTGCCATCGTGCTTGGGATTTGTTGGGTCTTTGTGCAGAACACGCGCAAAGACATGACTGCCCTGCAGAAAAGTCATGAGGATGAAAGACGAGAATATATCGCAAGTCTTAGAGGACTGGTCCAAGACAGTTCAAAAATCATCGAGAGGAACAGCGTTATTTTTGAACGAATCGACAGAAGACTCGAAAGGTTGGAAGAACAAAAGCGAATCGGCCATTGAACCGGTTCCTCCCAAACGCCGTTTCAGCGTCGATACGACTAACGATCTGTTGTTCTGGGGCGCTCACCTGGCCATAATCGCTATTTCGCTAGGCATTGTCTGGGTGAAGATGGACCGGACTGCGGAAGCCTTGCAGAAACTGCTCAAGGCCCAGGTCGAAGAGGTGGCAATCGTCAAGGTACAAGCGGCAAAGGCCGAAGAAGCTTACGTCACCACCCGCAAAGCCGAAGACCAGCGAGCCGTAGACCTGGCGCAGGCGCAGAGTGTCCTTATGAATCTCGTTAGCCAGGTTCGAGACAATCAAGCCAGTATCAAGACCAATCAGGACTCGATTAAAGCCATTCTCGACACGGTTAATGAGACTAACCAACTGGTTTTAAAGGCTAGCGAACAAGCGAAATCGGCGGCACTTGGCAGCGAACACGCCGCTGCCGAAGCGGCTGGTGGAGCGCTGGCGGCAGCTAACGCGGCGAGCGTGGCGGCAAAACGAGCGGGAGCCGCAGCGGCAACCAGTGGGCGAACGGCAACCGTAGTCGCGAGCAAAGTCGTTACGCAAAGCGACAAAGTGAAAATTAAGGCGCAACAACAAGTCCTGGCTCAGAAACAGCAGCAACTTTCGCAGACTATCCGGAGGGTCAAAAAGACCGGGGCGACGTTCTGGGATAAACTTACTCATTAGGAAATGGCTATTGACGAGAGAAGCGCACGTAATATTGCGACTCTGCATTCGGAGCTGCAGCCGTTGGCTACCAAACTGATCGAACTGGCTGTTGCCAAAGGAATCAATATCAAAGTGATTTCCGGTTTACGCTCTTACGAGGAGCAGAACGAACTGTACGCCCAGGGACGAACCAAGCCCGGTAAGATCGTGACCAAGGCTAAAGGCGGTCAGTCATGGCACAACTTCGGGACCGCGTTTGATATCGGAGTTTTCAGCGAGGACGGCAAGAAGTACTACGGTGAGAGCAAACACTACCGGACCTGCGGCGAGATCGGCGAATCGCTAGGCTTGGAATGGGGCGGTTCTTGGAAAGGCTTTGTCGATGAACCACATTTTCAACTCAAACTTGGACTTTCGATCTCGGACTTGCACAAGCGCAAGATGGCAGGTCTGGACGTAGTCAGCGGAAAACCGGTGTAGAAAATGTCTACATGGGATAGACGTGCTGGACCTAACGATGAGCAGATCGCGCAAACCGGCGACACGGCATTTGTCGGCATGGACCTCAAGACCAGGGATCCGGCGCAAATGCTCACCGGCTGGTATCAGGAAGGCTACAATGCGCGGATAGAAAATGGCGGACTGGCAACGCGCAAAGGCTCGATCTGCCCGGGGGCCTTTAATTACACCTCCTACGGCCAGATCTACGGGGTCGGCATTTACTCCGATCCAAACGGTCAGGAATACCTGGCAATCGCAGTGGCAGCGGGTGTCTGGTTTTCCTACGACGGCGGACAGGCAGCGATGGTGCCGATGTCCTCTACGATCAACTATCCGGTCGAGTTTTCTCAAGCCTTCAACAATTTCTACATGTGGCGCGGGCCGACGATGACACCGTTGGTCTGGGCGGGTGATTTCAGCGTTTATTGGCAGGAATTACCGAGTTCGGGCGGTGATTCAACACGCAAACCAATGCCGCCCGCTTATACTGCGGAGACATTCGCTAACCGGATCCTGACTCCACACGACAGGGATGGAATGGCGGTTAGCGACATCGAATCCAGTTTGTATCAATGGACTGTAAACGATTATCGCGTTAACGCGGGCGAGGCCGATACACTGGTGCGGATTTTTCCGTGGGTGCAGACAACGGTGATGCTCTTCAAACAGCACTGCATTTTCCAGATGGCAAATGTCACGGGCGACTTGTCCGCAACTACGCTGCAAAAGTTGCCAGGCACTCTCGGCTTGTGCGGACTCAAAGCAGTGGTTGCGGTCAGCGGCGACATCTTTTTCATGGACTGGAGCGGAGTATACAAAATCACGCAGGTATTTGAAGGCTCGCCGCAAGCCAGTTCGCTGCCGGTCAGCGATAACATCAAACCCTTAATCGACTCGATCAACTGGACGTGTGCCGCCGGAATCCGCGCAGAATCAAGGCGCGAACGTGTTTACTTCGCCGTACCCCTGGTCAACGCCACTCGCAATAACGCGCTCCTGGTCTATAACCTGGTCACCAGTTCCTGGGAATCGGTTGACACTTTTGATGATCCCGATTTCCGGATCGATGACCTCGTCAAGACCAACTACATCGGGGAAAGGCGCCTGTTCGCTATCGACCGGCAGAAAGGGCTCATTTTGCTGCTGGAACAGGGTAAAACCGATCTCATGGGCTATACGGGTGCTTTTGAAAAGCAGATCAAGTTCGCTGTTCTTACCCGTGGCTACGCCGGAGTCGGTCCGCGCAATAATTTCCCGCGAGTCGGTATAGATGTTGCAACTTGGAATCCCCAGATCACGGTGCAGGCGTTTGTCGATGGCTCCAACGAGAAGACCCTCACGGCGAACCGGACCAAGACCCGAACGACATACGACACGTTCGGAAAACGGGCTTGGGATCAGAGTAATCAAAACGACGATCACGCCAGTGCCAGGCGCAAAGATTATTCGGTAGGGTTTCAAACAGGTTACCCGCCCGGCAATCCACCAAATGAACAGGGATTCATGCTGGGTGCGGACGGGATTCAGGTCGAGCGGCAACAGCAATCCACCGAGCGATTTGATGTGAGCCTCTATGGCCGGTACTGCCAGTTCCGGATTCAGAACGACAGTGGCTTTCTCGGAGTCCGATCAGTGATTCTCGAGGATTACGAAGATCAGCGCGAACCAAGGACACAAGTGTGATGATTCCATTGGCGTTAAACATTAACAAATTGGAGGCTGTAGCATTAACTACAGAGTGCTGCGTTGGCTGATTTAGTCGTTCGCCCTTCCTATCAATTTACTGAGACCGACATCGTCACCGTCGATAAGCTCAACCTGGCGGCGACTCCGGTAGTCGATCTCGCGCTGGAAACGCCGGTCAATGACCAGAATTATTTTCGCAACGGGAATTTCTACTCGAGTTTCTGGAAGACTCCCGCCGGCTTAAGTTGCCCTGTCGGTGTAGAGACCGAGAACGCCGACTATTGGCTAGTCAATCCTAACGGGGCTGCGGTTACGAGTTTGCGCTCAACTAACGTGCCGGATCTTTATTCGCTCTTTAGTTTGCAAATTACCGGCGCGGTTAACGTCACCGATTGCAGCGTAGGACAGCAGATCAGCGCCGATCTTTCGGCGGTGCTGCGCAGGAAATGTACGGTCAGCGGGATTATCGAGAACAACTCCGGAGCTAACGTCTCGCCGCTGTTCGAGATCTGGACTGCCGACAGTTTTAATAACTTCAGCACCGTCACCCTTCAAGACACGGTCAACCTCCAGACCTGTCCGACTGCCGCCTGGACTCCTGTGCAAGCGACCGTCGATCTGACAAACCTTGCCAATGTTGCCAACGGATTGTTCCTGAAGTTCCGTCTTCCAAGTGGAGCGCTTTCGGCAGGGACTAAGACGATCAATTTCAGCCGGCTCAAATTCCAGATCGGCGAGATCGCCACCGAATTTGTCGATGACGCCTCGCTGTTCATCCAAACGCCCAGCGTCGATTCCACGATGTTGCAGGATGGCTGCATTGCCCGCCCTAGTCTGTTCATGCCGGCAGTCGTGCCAAAGGGTGCCTACGTGGCGAAATCAATCGAGGAACCCGACATCGATGATGGCGCGATCAGCGCACGTTGCCTGGCCAGTACTGCGATCAGCGGCAGTCTAGGGTATACGCCGGTCAATAGAGCTGGCGATGCGGCGATGACCGGTTCATTTGTCGATACGCTGGACACTGTAGTTGGCAGCGGTGCGCCAGGCGCTTCCGGTTTCCAGGTACTCTCGACCAGCGCTAATGCCGCCAATGACGGTTATTTTCCGGCGATTTCATTTCAGCGACCAGGCACGATTGGCCGTTCAATTGGGCTTGAGACTACCGGTAGATTTAAAACCGTCGATAGCGCAGGCACAGTCGGTTACTTGTTGGACTCGGTCACCGGAGTTGACACCGCTTCTTACCAGGATGGCTCAATTACGCTGGCTAAACTGGCGCAAAGCCTGATTAACATCCTTATTCCGCCTGGGATCGTCCGGATGTTTAGCGGGGTGAATATTCCGACTGGCTGGCTGATCTGCGACGGTTCTGAGGTTTCGAGAACGACCTACGCAGCTTTGTTCAGCGCGATAGGCACCTATTGGGGTCCAGGCGATGCTGTTAACACGTTTAATCTACCCGATTTCCGAGGCCGCAGTCCGCTTGGCTATGTCAACAGCGCAATTGCAGGGATAACGTCGCGAGCCTTCGCTTCTAAAGGCGGTGAAGAGAATCATGTGCTTAGCGTAGCCGAACTGGCTTATCACAACCATACGCTGCACGACGGCACTCACTCCCATACTACCCAGCAATCGCCGCACCATCACAACTATATCAACCCAACAGGCGCAACGGGAGCGCAACCGGGCAGCGGCCAATATTCAGCATCAGGAGCCACTAACACTGGGGATTCGACCATCTCTATTTCAATTGACGCCGCTGGAGCCAATATCTCGATTGACCCGGCAGGCAGCAACGGAGCTCATAACACGCTCCACCCGTTTGCTGTCTTATATTTTCTCATAAAGACATGAATGGATACGACATCAATGTCGGTGAAATAGCCAGGATTTGGTATGGCGAGAATGAACCCGAAGGAGCGCTCACGCATGCGATACTACGTTGTTTCTTTTTTGGTACTATTATTAAGCGCCCGAATTTTCTGCTTATGGGCGAGACGTGCCGCACGGATGGAAAAGAGCTTCTTAACGGAACACCGCACAATGCCTGGTGGATCCATTTCTGGGCAACGGAGAAAGGCACGATGTCTCCATACGACCTCTGTCTGGAAGCACCCCTTGAACTTGAGTGGGTGGCATGGAAGCGGAGAGGCAGAATGCATTTTGTGAGATGGGAAAAATTGTATTGGAAAGATTTTCGGACCTCTCCTCGAGTTGGAGTCCCTTGTTGAGAAAGGAGAGATTAAAATGCGTTATCAACCCATAGAAAGAGAGGGTTAGCTCTATCGGAGGAGCCCCTTCAGTTCAAGCACCGCCGCCACCTAACGCTGGCGTTCAGTTAGGCCAGGCGATTCAAGGATACGTACAAAACGCACCTGCCCTCTACCAGGAGGAGGCGCAGTATCAGCCGCAGTACAACGCTCTCCAGCAGCAGATGAACCAGCAGAACATCGCTGGTTACGCCCAACAGTACTTTGGCATGATGCCAACCGCGCAGTACTACGCCAATCAAGCGCAGCAGCAGGCTTCTCAAGGCCAATTGGCTAACATGCAGATGCTGGGAGGCGCGGCGAGCCAGGCTCTGATGCAGTCCAGTCCGCAATATGCTCAACTCGCCAACCTTGGCACTGCGCAGATGGGTGCCGGTCTCGATCCAACGCTGAGCGGACTAGGGGCCAACGTCATGGGTAACCTGGCTGGTCAGCAGCAGGGTTTTCAGAACCTGGCTGCGCAAGCCGGTCAGCAACTCACGCCGATCAATCAGCAATTGCAGAACCTTTCAGCGCAAACCGTAGCCGGGACTAATCAGACAGCAGCGCAGCTTGGGACTCTGCAGCAGGACGTTCTGGCCAATGCCCGCAGCGATATTTTCAATGCGACCAAGGGAAACGTCATGAGTTCTCTGGGCCAACTCGATCCGCTGACGCAGCAACTCCAGGCAACGGCCCAACAGCAATTGGCTCTTGGCGGGCAGATGTCGCCGCAGATGGCAGCGGACGTTGCGCAACAGCAACGCGCAGCTTACCAGGCTCGCGGAATGCTCCAATCCACCGGCTCCATCGGTGCCGAAATCATGGGCCAGCAACAGGTCCAGCAGCAACTCCTCGGCCAGCGCGAGCAGTTTGCCAGCGGTGTTTCGGGCCTTGTCCAGAATGAGCAGCAACAGCGAGTGGCTAATGCCATGGGACTCACTTCGACCGATATCGCCGCTACTCAGGCAAACCAGCAACTTGGCGCGAATATCGGGACCAACATTGCCGGAATCCAACAGAGCGCCAACCAGATTGCCGGCGGTCTCCAGGGGCAGATCGCTGCCAACCTGCAGAATGCGATTGCTCAGCAGGCCGGTCTGCAGGGGCAGGCACTTGGTGCTTACCAGAGCGGCATAGCGCAAGCCGGCGGTCTCCAGCAAGCCGCACTCGCCCAACAACTGGGCCAGCAGCAGTTCGGTGCGGGAATCGGTCAGTACCTTACCGGGCAGCAGCAGAATGCTCTTGGTGCCATTCTCGGCTATCAACCAACGAATCTGGCAGGAGTCGGTGCGCAGACAAACGTGTACGGAACTGGCGGCCCAGCCTTGTTCCAGTCCAGCGGAATGCTGCCTCTTGTCGCCCAGAACCAGGCGATGGGTTACAACGCCAACATGGCAGCTCAAGGGGCAAACGCGCAGAGTAAAGGTGCCGCCCAAGGTGCCATGATCGGTGCGGTGGGGAGTATCGCGGGCGCGGCACTCGGAGGTTTAGCGCTGTTCTAAGGCTTATGTTAACCATCCCTGTCGAAATCAGAAAGTCGCCAATTCACGGCTACGGAGTTTTCGCCTTGACCGATATCCGCAGAGGCGACGTTGTCTGGATGTATCATCCCGGACTGGATCGGCGAGTCGGTGCTGAAGCGGTTAAATTCTGCGAGCCTCGAGCAAAAGAGTTTCTTCTACAGCGAGGCTATATTAATCCGAAGAATCCGGACATAATTGTGCTCTGTATCGATGAAAGCCAGTTCCTGAATTTCCCGCCATCGCATCTGCCGGCCAATCTGGAACTGGGAGGCATGCAGGACGGTGAGCATATGCTCTTGGCTGCCTGCGACATCCCTGCCGGTGACGAGTTGACGGTCCCGCCTGAAAGCGATGCAGATTGCAAGCGTAAAATGGAGGGCTATGGATAAGGTCAAAGAGACGATTGATTTCCTCACCGCCACGCTAAAGAACTACGCACACCCAGTCTTGTACTGCTCTTTCGGCAAAGACAGTTGCGTGCTCCTGCATCTGCTCCTCTCGCACAATATCCGGATTCCGGTGATCTATCACAGAGACCCGTTTTTCCCGCGTAAGAACGCCTTCGCAGATTCTGTCATCAATTTGTATAATCTGGAGGTCTGGGATTATCCGCCGGCTCGCGTGTCGCTCTGTCACGGCAAGGACATGATCGCGCTGGTGAACGAGTACCAGAGCGGCCCGCACTCGAGCGTCTCAGTGTTAAAGAATGCGCTTGAGTTCAAGGACGGCGATAATCCGGATGAGTTTGGCTGCGGCCTCTCCTTCCTCATGCGCCCGTGCGGGATTTTCAACTATCCCTGGAACGCCGCGCTGGTTGCTCACAAAGACTGCGACGAAGACCAGATTTTCGGAGTCGTGCCGTTAAAAAGCCGAGTGGTCTTTCGTGACGAAGGTCCGGATTACGTGTTTCCCTTGAAAGATTGGACACACGACGATGTCTGGGATTACACCGAGCAATACAAAGTTCCTTTCCAGGCTGATCGCTACAATATCGCCCTCCGTAAAGAGTGGCCAGATAAGACTTTCAACTCCGATTGGTATCCGTTCTGCCTGCGCTGCGTCGATAAACGGATTCTGGGGCAGACGGTCTTTTGTCCCAAGCTGAAAAAGGAACTGGTCAACGTGGCGAATGCCGCTCCGGAATGGGGTCATATTCCGGATTATTTCTCGTATTCAACGGAAAGGATGTATGGACACGCCAACAGTACAGATCCCGGGATTTAGCTATAACGTCAGTCTCCCGAATATTGGCGAAGGTTACGCTAAAGGAATTGAGACAGCCGGCAAAGGGGTCGCTGCCGGTCTGCACGATGTTCTGGATGTGGCGACTCAGAACCGCAACGCCGATGACACGCTGCAGGCAATGAATAAGGCTAAGATTCTGAGCGACGATGCATATAACGCCGTGGCCGGAAAAAGCCTGGGCGCCAAACAGACCATGTTGGGACTTTATGCCGGTCAGTGGGTGGCGCAGCAGGCTCAATCCCGCGAACTGCAAAAACAGGGTTATGGCGCGAATCTCGATGTTTGGAAAGCGCATCAAGCGATTTTAGACGAATACGCCAGGATCCAAGCGACCAAACCGCAAACTTTGCCGATGAACGTGCAGAAGCCTAATCGGCAACAAACACCAGCTCCAAGGGCGATTCCGCCTGGCGCGGCGCCGCCGGTACAGCCAGCGCAGCCAGCGCGGCCTGTTCAACAACCAGGACAATATGCAATTGGGCCGACCTGGACAGGGGCGCTTCCCCAAGTTTACAAGAGTGGTTCCATGCCGATAAACGGGAAGCCTACGGCAGGAATTTTGGTTCCTGCACAACAAAGCGCTCCCCTTGGCGGTCAACCTGTCGATTGGATGTTCCACCCATATGGCTAATCAAGTTGGTGCTTTCACAGAAGATCAGCCTCGTTTTGGCGATTTCACTGAGGCTGCGGAAAACCCTGATATGACTCGGCAGGACTCGCATAGTTATGCTGTTTCGAGAGCGAGTCAGCAAGTTAGAGATTTGGCTGAGATGGCTCCGACGGCACAGCCAACCGTCGAGAAGATGCAGGAGTTCTACCACCAAGCTTACACCGATGCCGAGAATTTCAGGAAGGGCCAGACTGAAGCGCAGCTTGCGCAACAACGGGAGCGGGAACAGAGAGTTTGGCAATTGACTCCGCAAGATCCAACCAAGCCGGCCGGCCCAGGCAATCTTAGTCCGATCCAGATTGAAGCGGCAGAGCGTGCCCAAATCGAGCAAAAGCAAAAACAATGGGCAGAGGGGCCAAGTGCGGAAGCAGCCTCCAAGGCGGAGGGAGGCGCATTTATCCAAAAAGAGCAGCCGGCCCAAGGCGACAAAATCAGCGCTGCGGTCCTGGATTTAGACGGACTCCAAAGACTCTATAAGCTGCATGATCAGATGACAGATAGCGCTCCGTTGGAAACTGGCGGTACTCTTAAATCATGGCTTGGCCATAGCAGGGAGGTTGCGATCAATACCGATGCGAATGCTAAAAATTACTTTGCTTTGGCGGACCTTTTGCAAACCAGCTTTGGCAAAGGCATCCAGGGAGATCTACCGGCTGCTACGACTAAACAGAATATTGTCGAGATGATGCAAAACGGCATCATACCGAACGAGAAGGATAATCCGGCCAGCGCTCATGGTAAGTTTTTCAACCTCTATAACCAGGGCTACATGATGATGAAAAATCTGCGCGCCCAGATGAATACTGAAGGTCAGGACACTACCCGCATCGATAAAGCGCTCGCCGATTATGGACCGTGGCTGGATCAGCATAAAAACGAGGATCCTGTCAGAGCAGGAGGCAGCGCTATCGTTCAGCAGGGAATATCTGATCAGAGTAAGCAAACTATCAATAATACGGTCAATGCGGCGATAGGTGCTGCGCCGCAAGGACAGACAGCGGGACAGACAGCGGGACAGACAGCGGGACAGACAGCGGGACAGACAGCGGGACAGACAGCGGGACAGACAGCGGGGCCACCGCAAAATTCAAGCGTGGCTGCTAATCGATCAATCCCTGCGCAACCATCGGTGGAATCTCTACTTGGTAACTGGGGAGGAGGATATTAGTAAATGGCTAACGAGAACCTATTAACGATTGATCCAAGTTTACTGCTTGGCACGCCGAAACCGCCACGTGCGCAGCCGGTAACGGTACAGGATTTGACTCCATTTCTGTCGCAGGGGCAACAGCAACCCCAGCCTCCTGCCGTTACCACTGGGCCTGCGACACTTGATATCAATGCACCAATCGTCACTAGCCTTGCTAATTCGCGATCCAGCTTTGCGCAGGAACTGCAAAATCCTGAAAACCGGCGCCTGCTGATTGCCAGTATCCGAGCGGAAGTAGGAGATCAGGGAACAAACGCAAGATTAGGTTACGCGGAAAGCGTCATGAACCGGGCGCTGGCCTCCAATCGCAGCATTCAAAACACGGTAATTGATCCCTATAGAAGAGATCCTACAACTGGGAAAATGATAGGTTATTATCCGCAAAGTACGATGCGTCAACTGAACGATCCGGTAAGTGACAAGGAGTACGCGCTATACAGTCCGATTATCGATAAAGCTCTTGGCGGTTCGAACATCTCAAATCTCGCCACCGGAAACGAATCCGGCAGACTTCATTCGATGCCTGTTACATATGACCCGGGCAGCGGCGAACGATTTGTCGATGAAAAGCCATATAGCGATTGGCGTTCGCAGACGCAGCGGGCTTTGTCCAATCAGCCGACGCAACCGGTACAGCAAAGTCCGCCGGCCCAGCAAAGTTACCAAACCCAAGGTAATTCCCCGACGATGGATTTAACCAGGTTTCTATCGAGCGGATAAAGCTTTATGGCCGATGCAACAGATACTGCTTCTGAGCTGCCACTGGTTCAAGGGTTCAGCACAGACACTTCCCAGGCAGCACCGACGAGTGCCGATACGCCGACAACGCAGACTCAGCCGACACAGCGAGATGTTAGCAACGATCCCGTCTATATCGTGCACGCCAAACATTACGGTTTTGATGGAGACAAAGACGAGGATCTGCATTCCAAGAACGGTGTTGGCGATTGGAATAACCCGCTCTCGAGCGGCTCCTCGATTGCCATGAGTCCGGACATGGTCCAACGATTTAATGCTTCGCCAGGCGAACAATTCATCTTCACAGCTCGTGACGGTGTTCAGCATCCCTTCACCTACGGCGCGACGACCAATGACAATTTGCGAGGCACCATCGACGTTTACGATAAAGACGGCAAGATGGGTGAGCTTGGGCAAGGCATAATTTCCAGACCGGGCGCAAACGGGCCTCGAATCCCGGCGTTGCAGACCAGCAATACCGAAATTCAAAAACTGCCTCTGTCGTTTGGTCTGCGTGTCGCAACGCCCGACGATGTGGCTAATTCCGACGAATATTTCCGAAACGGCGGCGATCCGAATGCGCTTCCGCTCAACGACCGGATAGCTGTTGCGCTGGCCAAAAACCCGAATTTCTTCAAAGACAATCCTGAGGTTTATTATCAATACATTTACAAACCGCTCGCCCAGCAATCCTGGCAAAAACAGTTAAACGATGCGCTGAACGGCCTCGGGCCCGGCCTAGTGAGGACAGGAGGCGATCTCGTTCAAGCCGTTGGGAATCAGCTCAATCTGTACAAAGACAGTGCGGAAATGACGTTCCGCAAAGCTACCGATAACACGCACGATCCTGGTTTCCAGACGCTTGAAAACAGACTGGCAGGTGAAACCGCGACTACTCTTCAAGGAACAGGTGATGCCGTAAGCGGAGCCTGGAACATGATTACCGGTGTGTTCAACGGTCTTATCCAAACGCCGCGCCCGTTATTCGAAATGACTGCGCAAGACCCTAAAAGCCGGGAGGAACTGGATAGGCAATTTGCGCAGATGACACTCGGCACGGCATCCGATCAGCAGGCACTCGCAACGACTGGACGCAATCTGCGAAATCTTGCTGGGCAAGCTTACAAAATGATTGGGCAGACCGATTTCGCTCAAAAACTTCAGACAGCCCCTGTGAACGAAGCGGCGGCCGGCGGTTATGCGACTGCTCTTAATCCGTTGAACTTTATACCCCTCGAGGCCGGCGCGGGAGCTGTCGGCGCCATGAAACCGATGTTCTTCGAGAAAGGCATGCAAGCTCTTGAGGACGTGGCAGGCGCAACTGCCCTCAAAGGCGGTTTGGACGCTACGCAGATGCTGCCAAAAACTCCGGAACTGAGTGCCGCTAATCCCGGCTACGTGGCAACTCGTACTGCGATGGCAGATCTGGTCCCTGCTCAGCGAGCGGCCACCGAAGATCTGGCGCAAAAGACCGCCAACCTCAATGCGCAAATAACTAATCTTAATAAGATCGCAGGTGATCCCGGCACGGCGGCTTCGGTAGCAAATCAAGTTCTGCAGACCGGAGCTAATGTGGCGGCAGCGGCTGGCAGATTACCTGAACAGGCAAATGCTCTAAAGGATCTGGTCGTCAAGAAAGCCTCCATGGGCAGTCCGTTAGTTGAAAAGATTATCGGTGCGACATTGGACAAAGTTCTCGATTACGGAGTGTTTGAGCATTTCGGCCCTGCAGGGACAGCCGTTGCGACAACTCTGGAGCATTTGCCCGAAATTGGTGACGCAGTGAGTTCTATCTCCAGAGCGATGGGTAAAGAACTCATGATCGGTGAAGCCACCATTCCCTATTGGACACGCGTAGCTGAGCAAACAAAGTATATTCCCAAATGGTTGGCATCCAGCCTTGACTCGCCGCTTATGCAGACAGCCACCTCCGCTGCCACTGGCGCTGCTGCCGGTGGGGCAACTGGAGCGGTACTGGGCGGTCTGCAAGGCGAAGGGACAACCCCGGGTGGCGGCATAGGCGGTGCCCTTAGCGGTGCTGCGCAAGGCGGAATTCTCGGCATGGCTAGCGGCGGTTTCGGGCAATGGCAACGATTTCGCGATCCAAACCAATATTTCCTCCAAGCCCGTGGCGATTGGAAACGATATCGAGAAACGCTCAATACCAATAAAGTTATTCCAATGCCGGAGCCCTTCGCTGAACCGCAACCGGTTGGCGCCCCTCCTCGCGCTCCGTTACTCGGAAGCGAGCGTGACAATTTCGACCGGCTTTCACCATCGAACCAACTTCTTCTCGCGCAGAACGCTTCGCATTTTCCAGGCTTGCGAGTCGATTACGTCAATGATCCTCAAGGCGCCAATGGGTTTCACTATTTCGACAATGCTGGACGTAGTCATATCGAGATCAACCTCGCAAATTCCGCTTCAGTCGTTCGCGGCGTGATGGCGCACGAACTCATCCATGGGGCTGCGCATAACGGGATGTTGCCTGATCTCTACGATAGCCTCTTTGGCAATCCCTCCACAGGTGCCACAGGCCAATATACCGCTCTGGGTCCGGATGGGAAACCGCTGGGGATCAATCGCGCTACTGATCGCTATTACACCAATCAGGCGTTCAATAATTTGGCCGCTGAATACAAGAATAAGATGCAGCAGAAGGGTCTGCCAACCGCGCATCTCACCGACTTCGATATCGCTAAGGAACTCTATGCGGAAGCGGGTGCCGATTACATGCTTTCGGGTGCGCCTATTCTGGATTCCAATAGCGCTTTCCGCCCGATCATGGCGAACAAAGAAGCGATCAAAACCGCTCTGGCTAAGATGGGCTACACCATGGATGAGAGCGGAAAACTCCTCTCGGCTCCTGGTGGAACAGTATCGGGTACAGGACTCTTCACTGATCTCCAGCGGAACCCGATCTATAATCAACTGGCTCAAAGCTATTTTCGCACCACCCAACGCGAAGGTCAGATCAATTCCGAAGAAGCTGTCACTCATCGGTTCACCAGAGCCGATATGCAGAATCCCAATGTCGCCGATACGTGGCTGACCAGTGCGCCCGAAATCGTGCGTAACCCGGACGGCACCGTGCAAAGAAATGCCATCACGGGCGAGCCGATCTATCGCACCCAAAAAGAAGTCAAGGAGTACAACGCCAACTTCGCAGCCGCAGTCAAGAGCGGGCTGGAAGCTCTGCCCGAAGCTCAGCGGATGGAGCTTGGTATGCGGACGACCGAAGAAGGCAACACGTTCGCGCGATATCTGCCAGATAACGTTCTGGATTCACTGGCCGGAACCAATCAATACAACCCGCATCAAATCGCCTCGCTGCGTCTGCTCTCCCGCGTACTGGCCGATAAGGGGCAGCCAGGCATGGAAATGCGTTTCTTTTATCACAAGGCATTGAGCGCCGGCAAACGGTACCGCCAATTTGAGGGAACCGAGAAGATTGCCGTCCCTTACGGCATCGAAATAACCAAGGATAACAATGTCAACATCAAGAGCGTAGACTTTAATCAGCTCACCCAGAATTATCAGCGGATGGCTAAGCGCGACCCGTTTCGCGGACTCTGGGCTTCCCCTGGTGAATTCACCCAGGATGCACATACTTATTTCAGCAATCATGCTCAAGGCCGGCCCGGAGCGGACGCCATTGGAATCGACAAACGAAATGCGATCAACGCTCTATCTAATCTCGATGTTTTAGCCCAGCGGGAAGCTAATCCTCTCCTCACCAGACTGCCTTCGAGTGTCCGCCCAATTATCAAGAGCTATCGGATCGACCGCGCAAACCAGATATCTGCTACCGGCGCTGTCAAACCATTCATCTCCGAGGATCAGTACTACCAGATGAAGCGGAATTACAATGTCTCTCCTGCGATAGAGAAATTGATTGCCGCTAAAGGATTGAAGCCAGAGACTGCATCGTCTCCAGAAACTCTCAAAGCTACTCAAGAGAAAGCCGCCGAATCAGAATCAATCTCATCCAAAGAGCGGACAGAGTTGCGATTATCGCGATTGCAACGCCGAATCAATCAGGCGATTGAACAAGAACTCGCTCCGGAGAGCTAGAACTCAACTTATCCTCGTCTGGCATAAGTTTGTGCCGCCTTTTGGGGATTTTTTCGGGTTTGTCGGGCATAACGCTTTATTTTCTATTCGCCTCTGCTTTGCGAATCTTGTCAAGATTTCGTTGAAACTCGGTGTAGTAGCGTTCAGTTGGATCTTCAATCCATTTTGACGGCCTGAAGCTCCCATATTGTAAGACGCCGCCGAGGTAAGCAATCAGAGTAAAGAGCAACTTAAAGCCGAAAACGAAAAAGATTACTCCGAAAAAAAGGTGCGGAAAGAACACCAGCAGAACCAGCAGAAAAAGGCCCATTAAAATAATCATCTTATTGATTTAATATACGACATTTTCAAAGCATTCTAAAGTAAAATCGACACTCGCTTTGCCAAGTGATTTGTGGCACGCTCAAAGCTCAAGATGCCTTCCCTGGACTTGGAGAATTTAGCGGCGTATCGCTTCCAGGCGCACGCTACGCCTCCACCGATTGCCAATCCTGTCGGGTCTCCGATTGCGCCGGCCAGCTCGTCAACTACTCCTCCGACGCAGACCTCTTGCACCTCGGCGTTCAACCTGGCAGTCGAGCAAGGCGCGACACTTTCAACTCAGATTACGATCCAGGTCCAGGATGCCAACGGTGTCTTGCAGCCGGTCAATATCACCGGATACCAATTCCAGTTTACGGCCAAAACCGATCCCGCCTTGCCGGATACCGACCTGAGTGTCGTCAAAATCGACTGGCAGGAAACCAATACGCCGACTCAAGGCATTACCTGGCTGGTGATCCCGGCGGCGACGACTCAAAGCATGCAGCCGCTCGTCTACTATTACCAGATCCGGATGATATCCTCTTCAGCGGTGGTGACGCCGGTTGCCAGCGGCACGCTCACGATTGTCCAGCCGATCTCCTCGAGATTCTAAAAGTATGGCTGCTCCAGCTCGCACCATGTACGCAGTCTGGTGGTATCGGACACGGATCGTCAAAGGCAAGAAACCCAGGCCTCCGTCGCCGCCGGCTAAAGCGACTTATCCTTAAAGGCAGATTTATTTCTATTGCGGAATTTCGCCCAGACGTGTCCAGTTGCCCGGTTGCGCGGCATCGGTAAACCAGATAGTGCCGTCATCGCAGCCGACGTAAAGAGCATCATAGTTCCCAAGCTGCGGCTCGCTGTTGGTCCACATTGTGGCCAACGCGTCACTAAGCGCGCTAGTCGGCACCTCTTGAAAATTATTCGGATTTCCGTCATAAAACCAGATACTCCGATCGTCTCCGAGACAATAAGTGCGCCATGACCTAAGTTCTTTAGCGGGAATCGGTGGAATATTGATCGCTTCGATGATATGCCTTGCCATTTTAGACGACTCCTTTCACGGTGAGAAAACAGCGCGCGATGTTGCCGGCTGAAAGCGTAAAATATTTTAGGGCATTTTTAACTCCTGCCGCAGCGTTAAAATAGCCTTGAGTATAATAAGAACGCTGACGCGCGGCACTGCTGGACCAGCCGCCGCTTATCAAAGACCACGTCGGAACAGTGGTGGCTGAACCGGGGCACAGCCTTAATCTGGAGCTTCCGGCGCCGGGATTAATCGCTATCGTCGTCTGGGCTGCGGACAAAAATCCCTGCGGTGCAGAACTGATCGCGTAGGCCGCAGTCGTGGCAGAGGTGTCGGCGAG